GGAGACCCAACGGTCAAACCTTTCGCCGTAAGCTTGATCAACGTGTTATCAACGATGATCAACCGCGTTGGCGATACACCACCAAGGCAAAACCGCCGCGAGTGCATCCGCAGGCCGGTATTGCCGCTGTAGAACGACTTGAACTCTGAAGCGAACCCATCCTCCGGCGACTTGAACACCCGCACTTGGGGCAGCTGCTGCATCCAAGCTTCGCGTTCGAGCTTGGTCAGCGACGGGCCAGAGAAGATCCGCTGCGGGCGGGTGGTGATACTGAGAACTTCACGACCCCACCGCGTAACGTCCCGACCAGAGAAATCGATCGCCGTGCGGATGGCGGTGCGCGTGCCGCGTTGGCTCTTGAAGATCCATTGTGCCGCGATCCACGTGCGCTTGGTCGTCTCCGACCATCCATCATTCCAATACTCCACCCCCATCGCCCACGCAAGGTAAGGGAGGAGTTTTGATGGGCACTTATACGGATCCCAAATGTCGCGGAGGAGCTCCGCCGGCACCTGGGTAATAGCGTCGCCTTCTACGTCGCCCCAAGCCTTCTCCAGACCGCTCGCGGCACTGTAGAGGAGCTTAGAGCCGTAGCTTGGTTCGACTGGAGAGGTCATGGATCCTCTGTGGACTTCTGTGGCAGCAGAATATTTGTAGACTTCTTTGTGGCCTTCTCTGACGGATTGTTTGGCTTCAAGAGGTCTTTCAAGGTTGGAGTCCGCATCCGATGGCTGCCGATCGTGCGGTCAGCAAAATCTGCCCCAATCGTCGGTCTTCTCCGACCCCTCCTCGACCGGCGCCTCGTCACGGCTCGACCCCCTCTTCCAATCCACCCCGCCCAGCGTAGCTAAGCGTCACGGAGTCCACGAGGACGAGCTCATGGGGCTCGATGAGAGTGTCCTGGGGCTCGTCCACGATCACGTTGAACACGCCTGATGTCATCAGGGCAGCTTCCACCGCAGCCTGGGTATGGGAGTAGCCGAGCCAACGCTGCTTCTCCAGCAGGTTGGCCATGGACGTGTACAACGCCTTCGTCAGGTTCAGCTGGTCCCAACCTGGGTAGAGGAAGAACCGTACCTTGTAGTCGATATGCCGCAGCTTCGGCGGACGCACCGTCACCACGTCGGTCAACGCCTTGCGCGCGTCGTGCTCGATGTACTTGCGCACAGCGTCGATGGTACTCAGCAGAGGTGTGGGGTTCGGATAGGGCCCAATACCCAGACCATCGTTGGTCGTCGTGATCGGGGCGCCGTCCTTCATGATCGTGACGGTGACGTTCGGCGTGCCACGCTTGGCCGCAGCGGTCACGTCCCGCAGCGTCGGGTCCGCAGTCAGCGCCCAAAATACATAGTTCTCGTAGATCCCATGAGGCGAGAGCGTGTTCGCCGACAGCCATATACGCATTCGGTAACGGTCGTCGGTCTCTCCAGCAAGACGTGGTACTCCTCCCGGATATCGGCTAGCGATAGCGTCAAGGTCTGTTCCTGAGGCAAAGGCGGTGGTGACGGACTTGGCTGCTTGGTTGACACGGTCTCGAAGCAAAAGCTCGAAGAACGCGCCAAGTTCCTGGACGATGCGGACAGGATCGAACTCAAGGTTCTCGACATCATAGGCCGCTCCGGCTGGGGGGTCGTGAAGCTTCCAAAGCTCAACGAACTTGGCCATGCGTGCATTAATGAGGCCCTCACTGTTGAGTATCTCCAACACCCGCATTGGAGGGAGTTGGTCCAACTCTAGCATGCCGATGCGTGCCATTACTGCCCTCTATCCCAGATGCCGTTGCCACGGCCAATCAAGCCGATGTGTCGCGGCTCCTCAGGGGTCTCGTCACCCAGGTGCGCGCGGGGGCGATAAACACCCTCTGTTTGGGTGGCGAGATTTCCCTGTCGAATGTCCTCGGCGGATGTCAAATCAGTGCCGTCCGCACGAGTACCTACTCTAACCCGTTGGACGCGATAGTTGGGTTCCCACAGGTCCAGCGAAGTGGCCACCGCCCAATAGAACCTGGCAATGGCTCGCACCACAGCCGTCTCGCCCAGTAGATGTGGGACGAATGAACCTACCCAACGCCGCAAAACCCGCTCGTGGAAGCGTGTGGCAAAGATCACCTGGATGGATTGCACGACGTGCGTCCAGCCAACAATCATCTTCCCGGTCTTGCGGTCTACACCGACCCGCGCAGGAATGAGCAGCACCCGCCCGCGCTTGAGATCGGGCCACTGCTCCTCTACCGGATCGTAGAACGGGTTGTCAGCCATGCTATGCTGGCTCGATCGCGCCTTGTTCGAGGTAGTAGTCAGCCTGTTCGACGGTCAGGTTGACAAAGCGATAGTCGCCCTCAACGATGACGACGTGCGGCCCAAGCTTCGGGCCGATCGTATCGTTTATCACACGGTACATGTGCATTTCGGGCTTCGGCTTCGGCTTCTTGGGCAGCGGCATTTTGATCTCCTTTGTACCTACGCCAAACATCACAGGTCGTCGTCGTCTTGGCTCGGGTCCTGACCGACGACCCACTCTCTTGACACAATCAAAGAGCCATCTTTGACGACAGCAAAGTCCTTCTTTGCCTTCATCTTGACGACGTCCTTGTTCACCATGAACCGCATATCCTTGCCGAACCGCGCGGTGATGCCCTTATCCTTGGACATCTTCAGAACCATCACCGCCTTGCTGCCGTCGGCATCGCTCTCCTCGTCGGGCATCTGCTGCATGCCCTGGCCACCCTGCCCGCCTTGGCCGCCTTGACCACCCTGCTGTTGCTGGTTCTGTTGGCGCGGGGGTTGGAACCAAATGGTGTACACGTCCTTCTTCTTGCGGACGCGCAGATCGTCAAGCTGATAGGTTTCCTCGTCCTGACCAGACTTGGGCGCGTGATCTGGTCGAAGGAAGTCTTTGTTCGGTGCGTACGGAAGGATCACCGCTTTGCGGGGGTCACCACCCGGCATGATCATCATGACGGTCTGACCCTTGTTGTCCTTGTCGCCCTTATAGAACCGTTGCTCGCGCGCACCCCCGCGGTGATTGGAGGTGTGCAACCAAGGGCTCACCACGGGCTTGTTCTCCGTGTCGTACCCCATATGGATACGCACCTTGTCGCCCTTGGCCTCGTAAATCCTGCCCGTGCGGATCGTATTGCGCATGACGGTGTTGACCGCCTCGTCCACGTACTGCTGCAGACGACGCTGCATACTGGCGAGGAAGCTGCCCCCAGCCATTAACGGATCCTCCCACGTGGGCGGACACCATGCCTGGACGGCATACCAAGAGCACCAAAGCTACCTTGACCACCACCAGCGATAAGGTTCTCAGCCAACTGACGCATAGTCATCGGCTCGGTCGTTGGCCGCTCACCAGCCTTCTGGAACGTGACGCCCACCCGCTTGATGGACTCCGCCGTCCAGATCAGACACCGGCAATGCGGATGCAACGGTAGCATCTGTTTGGCCGTCTCCAGATCGTATGGCCCCTCCTCGTGCGCATCCTGGCATTTCTGGCAGACCTTGTCGTCTTCCATCGTAATGATGTTCACGAGGGTGCCGGGTCGGATCACACCCGTACGACCCTTGGGCCATCGCCTCCGGTCTGCCATGAACGCCTGATTAGTGACCTTGGACGCGTCGATCACGAACTCAGGGTTCGTCTCTGTAGCTGGTTTCGTGTTGATCAGATTGCGTACCTTCTCGGGATCTAGCCCCGTCTGCTGCGAAACGTCGGCAGCGATATTGCGGATCAGGGCCTCGCCAGCCGCATTGAGGGCATCAACCTGATCTGCCTTCGCCTGGTGTCGCGCCGCAGTAAGGAAGTCCATCCAGTGGAACAGGTCTTCCATTTGGAACAGGAACTCGATCATGGCTCTTCCTCAGGCGGCGACTCCAAGATGATCTCGTCGCTGCTAGTCTCGGTGTTATGGTCGTCATCCCGGACGGTCACGACGTTGAACGGAGGCGGCTCCTCATTACCCTCGATGAACAACGGTGCGAGCCCGATCCTCTTGATCTCCTCGGTCGTCATGGTCAACCACGCCTGCGCCTGGCGCCATTCTGGCATGGCTTGACCTTCCAATATACGCGCAACGATCTCTGCTGCCGGACCCATGGAGGGTGAGTTAGCGCGGGCGAGAGCGATGAAATCCCTCACAGGATCATCGTCCTCGTCCCGCACCACCCCCGGAGGCGTGTCGCTGATGACGTCGCAAACCAGCGTAACACGCCTCGCCGCCCACCGCGTCCCGCCGTCAGCTGAACCCCCGCGGTGGCTGGGAGCTCGCCATATCCTGAGCACGAACCGGCGCAGGAGCTCGGCCCACGGGTTGCGTGGGTCACCGAGAATGACGGCCATCAATTGTGATTCAAGGATATCGACGATGCATTCCATGCCCTCATCCGTCTGAGGGATCTTCAACTCTGGCGAGCCATCGACATTCACGGCACCCGCAACACCGAACTCAAAGACGAGGGAAAGGTTGCGAGTGCCAGCGTAGTACTCACGCCCGGTGATCTCGATGCGGTTATCCTCGTCCGTGTAGATGCAGATATATGGCTTCGCATCAGCCGAGATTTGGTCCACCAGCGGTGTATTGTCGCTTTCAAAGACGCGATCCTCCGCCCACGTCGCACCTGTGAGGGCAGCACGCGCACACATCCGGATGATGGGGCGGACCAGGCTCATTCGTCTTCCTTGATTTTGATCAGGTGGATCACCTGGCGCGTGTTGACCCCGTCTTCGATGAACGAGATCTCATAGGTCTTGTTGTCGCGATCCAGCATCACAACGCGATCGCCTTGCTTGATGCCAGTCAGGTAAATCATCCGGACCGATAGCAGCAAGTCTGCCTGAGCACGGCGGGACAGGAACTCAGCGTTGCCCGCCTGCTTGATCATGGTGCCACGGTTCATAATCTGACCAACACCTGCCTGGACGGTACGGCTCCCATCCGGCACGGGCTCGGTCATATAGCCCTTCTTGAAAGGCTGCAGGCTGATCTGCTCGCCAAACGTGCCGTCCGTCGCCAAGTCCAGTTGGGTGCTCAACGCCATGAAGTTTGGAGGCATTAGGCCCTCATAACGAAGCGGACGCTACGGCGGAGCATTGACAGATACTGCAGGCCGTAGGCCGAGTCCTTGAAGGTGGCCTTCAACGTCTGCGTCGTGGCCCCTGTCTCGTACATCACCGTCTTATCCTCGACACGGATCGATTTGACAGCGCCCACCGCTGCCCCGCCCGCGTTGTATAGCTCGCCCGCGGTCTTCTGCATATACAAGAAGTGGGCTGCCAACGTGCACATCGCAAGTGGCCTGGTTTTGTCATTCCAGGCATCCGCGTCCGTCTCAATAATGTCCGTCGCATCATTGAGGTACATAAGGACAAGCTCGTCATCCTTAGCAACGAACTCTGGGAACCGCAACCGGAACTGCCGGAGCAACGGGAAGAGCTCTGGCCCAAATAAGGACGTCTCAATGATAAAGCGACC